ATAAAACTCTTTAAATGTCTCATAACCGCTTTCAAGTTTGTTTTTACCTAACTCTGTTTCAGCAATAAAATCTAATCTATAAGATTCCCTAGTAACATAAGTAAATTTTCTATACAAATCTAAATAGTCTAAATTTGCAACACCTGTTATTTCATATGCTGTCACTTCTTTTTGCATAAACCTAACTTTTCTTTTATTAACCAAGCCAAATGGAGAAAATCTTTTATGTTCTCCTTCTCCTAATATTCTCTCTGTTCTGGATAGTAAATATGGTATATCAAATAAATTACTATTCCAACCTGTAATAATATCTGGACAGTTTTCTTCCCACCACTCTAAAAAGGTTTTAAGAAGATTATATTCGTCTGTACAATTAATATAATCTATATCATAATCTGCTACTTCTGCTGATGGTGTAAACTCCCCAAGTCCGAAAGTTGTTATCTTCTTGGTGTTGTTGTTTTGAAGTGTGATAACTAAAACTTTCTCGCTTGGAGAGTCTACGTTAGGAAATCCACCCTCTGATGTTGTTTCAATATCAATAGAGTAGATAGCCATTTTTTTAGCATCCCATTCGATATCTCCAGGATACTTTTCTGTTATGTATTGATAGGCATAATAGTTCTGTCCAAATATTGGAAAATTAGAAACGTCTTTATACCTATTAAAAAATTCTGTTGCTTCTTTATTAGAATCAAATTGTATAGGAGATACGGTCTCTCCATAAATGCTTTTGTATTCTGAGGGTTTGTCTGATTTGACAAATAGGGTGGGTCTAAAATTATGTCGTGATGTAAAACGTTCGCCGTTCTTTACTCCGCGAACTAGAATTTTGTCACCATAGTGACGTGCATAAGTATAAAAATTCATTATATATCCAACACCATAATATACTACACATTATAGACTCTTACGAACCTATAATCAACTAATCTTCTTTAAAAAAGGTACGATTAATTAAATGTTCTTCTGCTATTTCTTGTTTTGAACGTCCATGATATTTGACTGCATGATGTGTCTCAATCATATACTCATTTACGTTATGCCTATATTTAATAGGTTCAACCGGCGCACCATTAGCATCTGTTCCGCCTTCTGTTTCTTTTATAGTAATAAACTCACCGAGGATTCTTCCATATTTACCTTTTCCATCAAGCCTCGTTTTGAGTATAGCTCCATTCTTGAGTTGGTCTTTAAGGAATTCTTTAGCCATGAGTCCGAACTTTTTCTCGTCGAGGTCACGGGTCCTACTCTCGGGAGTATCAATCCCATACAAACGTACTCTCTGCTTTTTGAGCCAGACACCGAAACCGAGGTCGATATCAACATCTACTGTATCTCCGTCTACTACTCTTACAATTTTACTTCTATATTCGTACACTTAATTCTTAGTTATTTCGTTTAGTACCTTTTTATTTATAAAGTCTGGTTGTATAAGACCAGATCCAAACTTAGAATTATAAGCATTTAATAAATTTTTATCAGGATCGTAAACTGAAATTATATGATTAGGAAATATAGGAACTTTGTGCTGTTTTGCAAAGGGAGCGTAAGGAGCTAGGCCTACACCAAACTCATCTTCACTACCTGGTTTAGGCATCATTAGGATAACTGCTGGTTTCTCTACAAGTAAAAATGCTTTACCATCTATTTCTGTATCTGAAACCTGCCCTATAATGTCCTCACCTGAGGTTAGTTTAATAATCTGAACGTTTGCCATGCTCCTTCTCCTGCATTATTTAGTTTTTATTTCAATTGATTTAGGCTTTTTGGCCTCTGGTATTTCATTTACCAAAGATACTGTCAAAACCCCGTCTTTTAACTTGGCACCTTTTACTACTACGGTGTCAGCCAAAGACCAGGAGCGCGTGAATTTACGTTCAGCTATTCCTTTGTGTATAAAGTTGTCAGGTGTGCCGTCTATGCAGCCCTGAAGTTGATCTCCCTTAATAGTAAGTGTTCCATCCTCTACTGTAACATCTAGATCTTCTTCTTTGAAACCAGCAAGTGCTAGTTGTATTTCAAATTTCTCGTCATCTATTTTTTGAATGTTAAAAGGTGGAAAGTTATTATTTACCGGCTCAAAGTCCTTTTGAAGTAAATCAAAGACTCTGTTGAATCCGATAAATTGTCTTTCTATTTGTGGGAAGGTGTGGACGAAATTGTCCCAATTCGCTGTGGTTAGTTTTACCATTGTTTTCTCCTTATTAAGCGAGTTAAAAAATGGACACCCTTTCGGCGTGTCCTCTTAGGATGATCAGGGGGTGCAGTTTCAAAGTCTTTAGCGTTAAAACTAATTCATCTTCAGTTTTCCCCCCATCACAAACTGCTGGTCTCATTTCAATCCATCCAGTAGCGCCTGTTTAACCAAGCATTCCTGCGTTGTTTTTCGACTTCGCATTTTTATTTATACGCAGAAGAATTTCTAGACACCATTTTATCCCTAATTTGGTCCTCTATGGGTAAATTTCTGAACCATAAGTTCATTGCGTACTTCTCTCCTGCTAATACCGGTTGTGCTTGATGCATTGTTTTAGGATCAGGAACCTGTGTTCCTATGACTGTATTGCTAAATACCACACATCTACCTGCTTTGGGTTTGACCCCCTTACCTAACTCTGTAAATACTGTGGCACCACCATCTGTCACATCATTACAATATAAAAGAACCGTTGCTACTCTATTTCCTTTTGTTCCATGTGGTCCTGTGTGGGCTCGTTCTGTATTTATAGGAAAAGCATCTAAGTGGGCATCATATTCCTCTCCTAATTCGTAATGTAATGCTTGCACATTTTCTGCTTGTGTGTGATGTAATTGTGTTAATTGAGATGCTCTCAATAAAAAGTGAACGGCTGTTACGCTTTTCCTATAATCCAACCAGCCCATTTGATTTGTTCTTGCATAATGTTCGTAATCATCACCTTCCTTTCCTTGTGTGACTCTGCCACGAGTCCATTCAACATTATCTTCCATATCTTTTATCAGTTGCTTACATTCAGGCTTACTCATAAAATTATCCCAAACCATAATCGTTGGGTTGAATAAACTAATTACCTGTTTTAATTCTGCCATAAAATCCACCTAGTTCAGGAAAGGTTTTTATAAAATCTGTTCCCCTTCTCCTGTCATGTTCATCTACAAAGCTAACAAAATCGTTTCTTTGTACTTCTAATTCTTTTCCTTTAAATCTATTTGCTTTAATCCAATCAACTGTTCTTTTAAATTTCATTATTTCATAAGTTTGATATATATGATCGAAGTCTCGCATAGTTTCTAAACTATTGTCTAACATACTTATAACATTATCGTCTGCAATCCTAGCAGTTAGGTGTAATGGTTCAACCATATTAGGCATATCTACTGTAATTAAATCACCATAAGTATTTTTCAATTCTGCTACTTTAAATATGAACTCATCAAAGTTAGGAATAGATAAGAAACAAAAAGTACACATGATTCCTACAGGTATGCCTGCTGCTAAAACTCTATGTAGGTTCTGTTCAAACCTATTCATTTTTAAACCATTCCTTATATACTCTGCTTGGTCGCCCCAGCTGTCTATACTGACATAACATTTTTGGCCAGGCAAATCTGCAACTAACCTGATGTATTCTAAAACTCTCCTTTCAGTCACCATCAAATTTGTGCTTATTTCGAAAGATAAGTTCTCTTTAGGATGCTCTTTAACATACTCCAATAGCTTAAACGTATTATTGTCTAATAAGGGTTCTCCACCCGTCAAGCGTATAGTATTTAGGTGTGGATATGCCTCAGGCAACCACTTCCAAAACTTCTTAACGTCGGGGTTCTGTGAGGGTGCTAGAATGTCATTTCTTGTTTGATACTTATCGTGATTTGGCTTGCTTTTTAAGTCATATGTTCCATACTTGTCTAACTCCTTTTGCCATGTAGAACTCTTTCCTGCCCCACAATAACTACATGACATTTGACATTTATTAGTGAAACTAACCGTCAAATACCTTGGCCATACATCTTCCTCAGGAGGAATTGATGCTGTTTTTGCTATTAAGTCTGGATCGTCTTTTAAAAACTGTACAGCGAGCATTTGTCTGTCGCTAAAGTTTCCTGTTTTTTCTATATTATAACAATAAGCGTCTTCTGCGGGTTTACCGCCTTCTAACATTTCTTGTCTTACTGCTTTGGTATAGGGTGTGTTGTGTAGATCGCTTTGTGAAGGGATTTTATGTTGGGGACAATGATAGCATGAATGCTTTAGTCCTTCTGCTAAACTCAATTCCAAATAATACCACTTTAATAAACAGAATCCTGGACCTATCTCGTCCAAATCATTTTTTATTTTACTTAACCAGTATTCCTGATTATTTAATTTTCTTGCCAATGTTGTATTTGGGGATCAATTCCCACTCACCTTTTTCTTTAAATGATATAATTTTTATCTGACTTAAAGGTGCAAATTCCTTTGGCTCTGTTATTAAAACTACTAAATCCCAATCGGATAGTAATTTAGCTATGGTGTTTCGTCTCTCTAAGTCGTTGTCTTGGAAGTCTGCCTCCTTGCCATCTAATGCAAACAATTCTTTAAAATGTGTTATAAAGTATCTGCCTTTCTTATGTAATATATGGCACGACTGATAAAGGACTTTTTCTTTTTTCGAAGCAACACCTATTCGAGATAGGGTTTCCCTGACTTTCAGGAAATCTTCGGGGTCCTTCAAAGAAACTTCTAAGGGTGAATACCCAGGATAGTCAATGTTGAAGTAATTGTCTTGATCACTCATTCTCAATACGCCTTTCGTGTATCATATAAATTATTAGGTTACCAATTATTTATACTTTACCGCCTTTAGACGTATTAAGGTATAGTTTTATAACATCAATATCAGTGTCTGATAAAAGTCTTAAAGCTTCTTTTGCTTTATTAAAACTATATCCAAAAAAGCGCTGTATCGCGTCAATGTTCTCCTCTTCAGATTTTAACCACTTATTATATCTTTTTGCTTTTCGTACTACTTCTCTTAAGAAATCGTACTGCAATTTTTTATCTAGATGAGATCTAGAATTCATTTCATTGCCTGCAATAACTGTATCAGGCCCCATTCCCATAGCTCTATTTACAATAAAAGCATTATATTCATTCTCAGTTCTCTCATCAACTATTAAATCTTCTTTACTAAAATTAATGGAATTCACAAAGTCAAAAGGAGAAATCTTCTTCAATTTCTCCTGGAATTGATCTTCAACGATCTCCTCTACGGGATCGCCAAACCCTTCTAATATTGCTTTATCAACCATACTACTAATTTATAAGTGAAATAAGCTAATCCACCTATAAAAAACCAAATTGTAAAATTATAAAAAAATTCCATTAATCAAATAAAGTTTCTGCTCTACAGACATTATTCCTTCTGCAAATTTCTAAATTGTGTTGAAATACTACTGGCTCAACCCACTCAAAACGGGGCATACCTTCTTCGTACCAATAAGGAACATAATCTGTCGTACTACACCCTACTAGGAATGTTATCATTAGCAAATATCTAGTCATTTTGTTTCTCTCTTTCCTCTAATTAAATCCAAAATCATTCTCTTTACTCTCTCTGTAACTTTCGAGCAAAAGCTCTGTTATAGAAATTTTACGTTTTTTGGCTTCTGCCTTTAATTCCTTTTTTAACTCCTCAGGAACACGAATGTCTATTCTGGCAGTTGCCTTTCCTGCTTCATTATAATCTTTTGTCATGCAAACTCCACATTTGCCATAATTTCTGTCAAACATGCAGTAAGGTTAATTTCCTGATCTGCCACAAATGCCGCTTTATACTGATAATCGGCTATTAACAGAACTAGCTGTGGAATTGACTTAATCTCAGGTAATAGAATATCATATATCTGTCTAAATATACCCTGAGGGTCAGTATCCACATTATTGGCTACCCACTGCCTCATCTTCTTCCAATTCTTCTCCCTTAGGCTCTCTATGAGCTGCTTAGCGTTGATTTCTTGGAAGTTACTTAATACACCCTCATCTATTTTTCCTGCTACGGAGTACCTTTGTAGCTCATTTATGACCCTTCTATAGTCAGGAAAATACTTCATTAGGAGCTCCGCTAACACTTTCTCAGAGTAGTCTATTCCTTCATTACTAAGGATATACTGCATCCTTTGTAAGAACTTAGCAGCGAGCTGAGGACGATCTGAGGGTGCTATCTTAAAGTCCACTACCGTTGTTCTACTATGTAACGGTGTTATAATCCTATTTATATAGTTACAAGTAAATATGAACCTACAATTCGACGAAAACGTTTCTATAAACGCCCGTAATGCTGGTTGAACACTCTCTCTGTTCAAATAGTCAGCCTCATCAAGTATAACTACCTTGGTTTTACCCTCAAAGGATACTGCTGATGCAAAGTTGCGTATCTTAGTTCTAAGTGTATCTATTTGTCTACCCTCATCACTACCATTAATAATAATGTAGTCACATCCTAGTTCTTCACATAATGCACGCGCGAGGGTTGTTTTGCCTGTACCTGCTGATCCAGACAATAGTAAGTTAGGTATCTCCTTTTTAGTAATAAACTGCTGAAATGTAGTTTTTACTTCATCAGGCAATATACAGTCCTCTATACTATGTGGACGATATTTTTCTACCCATAAAAATTGTTGTGGTTCCATATTCATTTTATCAGAAACTTTTTTTGCTCCAAAATATCTTCGATTTTTTTCCGTCGAAAAAAGGTCTAGCCAAATTTCTCCTTTACAGAAGTCGAATCTGAAAAGTTCAACTCTATATTAGTACCGACACTATCATACTCGTCAGACATTACTGCTACTTCTGTAGCTGCCTCTTGTACATGTTGCATTACATTTTCAGGTGTACTTATGTCGTAAGGATCGTCTTCAGCATTGTCTTGGAAACCTTCTTCAACAAATGACTTAACTATTGTTCCGTCAGTTACTATTGCTGCATATCTCCAGGACCTCATTCCAAATCCTAAATTATCTTTTCGGACATCCATGCCCATCTTAATTGTAAACTCACCACTACCATCAGGTATCAGTTTAACATTTACAATTTCCTGTTTCTCTTTCCACTCTTCCATAACGAATGTATCATTAACACTAACACAATAGATATCATCTATGCCTAGTTCTCTAAACTCAGAATATAGCTCTTCAAATCCAGGAAGTTGTTGTCCTGAACATGTAGGAGTAAATGCTCCTGGCAAACCAAAAACTATTACTGTCTTATCTTTAAACAGATCATCTGTTGTTAATGTAGTCCATTTAAAACCCTCTGTTGCGTGGGTTATTCTTCTATGGAATGTTGCTTGTGGAATTTCTTCTGGCAATCTACTCATTTATCCATCTCCGATTGATTAAATATATCTAAATCACCCTTCATTACTTTCCTAACAAGTGATATTGCTGGATTTGGACGAGTAAATATATACTCTATGGTTTCCCCAAATTTGTTGAACTCAACAATCCAACCATTTGTGGCCTCTCTTAGAGTTACCTCTAAATTTTCTTCGTTCATAAAAACTCCTATATATTTGAAGAACGTTCTAAAGCTAGCCAGTATTTCAAATCACCTTTACTGCTTTCTAAGAACATAAATTTCTTCTGTGAAAGTGTGACGCTATAACTTCCAGGTATAACCTTAAAGTTTTCTATTGCTAGTCTAGCATCAAACGTTTTGTCAGTTGTTCCTATTGTTTGCCTAAAGCTATTAGATTTAGGTGTACTAGGATCACTAACTGTTACTACAACATCACTACCGTTGCCAATTATACTTAACATAGGAGCTGCTGTTATAGCTGCTGCTTTTAAGATCATATCAACATCATCTTTAGTGAAGTCAAACTGGAAGAAGTTATCTACTTCAATACTTTTATCAGGTGCACTAACTATAATGTTAGGGTCTGCATAGTAGTATTCAAAAACAGATGTGCCTTTGCTAACTTTTAAACTTTCGTCTTGAAAGTCAACATCAGTATCTTCCATTAGTGTTAATAGTGAAAGCAAACTATTTAAATCATAGATTGCAAATTCTTTTGGAAAACTCTCGCTAATCTCAGCTTTAGCAAAAATGTTTTTGCCTGTGCTAATTGTGGCTAAAGAGTTTCCTTGACGAACAAGAATGTTCGTATTAATTGTCGCAAAGTTCTTGAGTACATCAAGAGTCCCTGTGCTTATTTTCATAATATATTACTCCAAAGATTTATTCTTATATACTGCTTATTATAGACTCTATCCAAGTGAGAGTCAATAGTTAAGAGTACCAAAACCATCTAATTCAAACTCAATTTTATATGCTAAGTCTTGATGGCATTTAACTCCTGGATGCAACAAATCTCTTCCTACATCATCTAAGCCCAACCCAGGTGGTGGCTCTTTTTCTTGCATAGGTTTTAATATTGTTTCACTCATTACTTGTAGAGCCTCTTCAGGATCTGCTGGTAATGTAACACCAACTCCAGGTATGTGTTGGTGTATTAAAGTTAGGTCGTCTGCATAATTATATGTAGATTCTTTTGACATGTCTGCTGGGTCGTCAGACGTTCCGTTAATCCATAGTATAGGTATGTTCCAATTCTCTCCTAGTCTAATTATGGTTTTCATCATTATCATATGTTGCCATTTTGCTACGCCCAAAGATTGATATAAAAAGAGTAGTTCTTTCTCTTTACTGTCTGGTTTGAGTGCCGCTGGTATATAATCTATATTCTTTACACTAACCGGAACATCTGGAATGCCTACAGAAATGCCTGTAGAATTTTGTGAACCAATTAATACCATATGTTTAGGTGGTGTTTTCCAATACTTACTTAGTTGTAAAAGGTTAAAGGGTAAGTTCTCTAGTCTACCACCATAAGTAGATGCATTATAGAAAGGAATGCCCATTCTTTCTTCTAAAATTTTGTGATATAAATCTCTGTTATGTAGTCCAGGACCTACACCAATGCATTCTGTAGAACATAAGACCCAATCACCGTCCAAATCTGCCACTTCATGATCGGATCTGAAACCCAGAGAGTCAAATTTATAAGTAATGGGATCACTCTCGTTGTCATAATATTTCCACGTAGGTCCATACTTTTCTCTCGCTTTATTAAACCAGTCCCATGATTCATGTAACAACCACTTATATTCTTCTTTGGGATCTGCTTGGTAAGATATTAAACCGTGTTTTCCTAGGGTTATTTTTTGTAGTGGAACATTATTCATTCTTGAATTCAGGGGGCCTCTTTTCTATAAATGAGGCTATGCCTTCTTCTATATCTTTTGACTCTAGACACATGTCCTTAGCCCAAAGAGCAAAGTCAATGGCTTCATCCATATTAGAGTTTACTGTATGCCATACTGCTCCCTTAGTCCCCCTCACAGCTATTGGTCCACACTCTGTGGCTATACGATGTGCAAAGGCTAAAGCTCTCTCATCAACGTCTCCATGGCATACCATATTACATAGTCCTACTCTCTCCAACCACCAAACATCATGCTCGTCACCTGGCATCATAAAAGAAATAGCTCTATTAGAACCTATTCTTTGTGTCAATTTAACTTGCATAGTAACAGCATTGAAACCTAATTTAGTTTCAGGACACATGAATCTGCTAGTCTCATCTGCGAAAACAAAATCACTAGCTAACATCAATCCAAAACCCTCTCCTATACACCAGCCTTTAATTGCTGATATAATTGGTTTAGGTGTTACCATATCGTTATCTGATAATAGAAAACCCCAACCCTCTTTTAGTCCTTGATGTATTGTCTTAACATCAAAACCTGCTGTAAAATGGTTGGGATTGCCGGATCGTATGACAAGAACCCTAGCTTCATCGTCATCTCTGAACTGAACTAGGGCGTCATTGTATCCTGCGTAAAAGGGTTTGTCTAAGATATTTAAAGGACCGACACCGTTTATTGTTAAAACGGCGACGTGGTCGTTTAAATCGTAAGTGATTCTCTCACCAAATTCCATAATATAAACTCCAAAAATTAGAAGCTAGCGAATGTATTGCCTTCACTATCGTTTATCAATACTGTGATTCCTGCTGCTTCGCATGCTGACTTAACTGCTGCACGCGAGGCCGCTTCATCAGGAAGTGTTTCTAAATCTGCGTTTAGCTCATCAAAAGTTGCTTTGTCTGTTGCTTCAGCCTCTATTGTAAGCACTAACTCAGCTTCATCCCAAGTGTAAGTCTTAGTCACGCCTGCTTCTGCATATTTAGTTCTCCAAACCGTATCGTGATCTGGATGTGAGTCAGCAATCTTAGGTAGTTCCACGCCTGTATTAGGCCTTGTCATTGTTACTGTTCTTGTGTACGCCATTTATGTCTCCAAAATTGTAAAATATACTCTTATTTATAAAGAAACGGCCTGCTAAGCAGGCCTGATTGGTTGAATAAATTTAATAACCTTGATCTTGTGGATAATCTTCTGCAAATATATCGCTAGCTACATGCTTTTCATCATGTACATATAAAGCAATAAGAGCATAATGTAAGACCTTTAGTAAGTCTTTCCTTGCATCTACAATTGATCCTTTCTTTCCATATCTTTGTGCATACTTTAAGATATTTCCTATACAAAATCCTAATCCATGTCCTCCATCAACGATAAATTCAGTTGCCTGAAACTTATCTGAGGAGTAATGTCCGTTGCCATATGTTGCATCGATATAACGACGGAGCTCGTCTATGAGCTCCCCTTCGTTAAACTTATAATTAGGACTATTCGTCGTCTTCGATTTCAAAGTCTTCATGTATCTCCTGTTCTTTAGTTGTATCCTCAGCAAGTTCTACTGTTGGATCAACCTTAGTGTACAAATCGATGAATGCTTCTTTAGTATCATCATCAAATCTATTAACACAAAGTTGAACTGCTTTCTTTTTGTCTCCAAAAACTGCAAAAGCGTTAACGATGTGTTCCAATCTACGAGTTGAAATTAGCTCATCAATAGCTCCTTCGTAGTAAGTTTTTCTTATTACGTCGGACCAAGTAACTAAGTGAGTTGCAAAACCTTCGTCTACATTATTCACTCTTTCCATTTTCTTGAGAACTATTTTCTTCTCCGTAGCCATTGTAGGGTACTCCTGCTCCACGGTAATTGCAAACCTTTCTAGGAATGCTTCGTCGAGTATGTTGGCACTTATGAACTTGCCATCATCTGATCCTCGACCTTTAGTATTGGCTGTTGCCACTATATTAAAGCCTGGAGCAGGAGTTACGGTTTCGCCTGTCTTCTTGTTGAAATAAGGCTTCCCCTCAAGGATGGCTTGTAAGCACATCAACTTGTTTGAACCCCTATCGATTTCATCAAGGATAAGAACGGCGCCACGCTTCATAGCGGTGAGGACTGGGCCTTCTCTGTACACGACGTTACCGTCAACTAGAGTATTGCCACCAATTAAATCATCCTCATCAGTTTCAATACTTATGTTTACTCGTATGGCTTCTCTTTTAAGAGCTGCACATACTTGTTCTGCCATTGTGGTTTTACCATTACCTGATAACCCACTAATGAATATTGGATAAAACAAGTTGCCTTGTAATACCTTTTTCAAATCTCTGTAAAAACCAAACGGTACGAATGTTTTATCTTTTCCAGGAATCAGGTCTTCAACTTCAACTTTAAGTTTAGCTTGGACAAGCTCTGCTGGGAGCTGTGTTTCAACTACTTCAAGTGGAACTCTAGGAGCTGCTACTGGAGCTGTTTGAACATTCAAACCTGAGCCTTGAAACATGGGTGCTAAATTATAAACACCTCTGTCTACTTTAAAGGTTGGTTTGTTAATGAGCCAGGCTGGAAATCCTAAACCGATTTCAGTGGCTGTCTCTATGATTTGTTTACGGGTAAAAACACTTGTGCCATTGTCTTTGGCTTCTAGTGCCTCCTGTAATCTTTCTCTATCAACTTGTTTCATATTAAAATCCTCACAATTTTTTATTTAATATACCGTTATTATGCACTCTCGTGAACCAAGAGTCAACCTTTTTTTCAAAAGATTCATGCTACTAACTCTATGATTTTGTTAAGGAATAACCTTTGATTTGTTTTTCCTTTGTTAAAATTTCTAAATCCTCTCATCAAATCGCCTTTTTTATTGGATTTTACTTCCAATTCTTTGGTCTCAATCTTAAGATCATCTCTGCCTTTGATTAGGAATCTTTGATCAAATCCATATTTGTCTTCAACTATCATAAACTTGTTCTTCAAACAGTCCTTCCATTCATTTGAACACCATTCAAAAGAAGGGCTCCAATAGTGGTCTACGTCCATGCCATCCATCCAAACATTCTTATTCCACTCTTTCCAAAAGTGGTTTCTTTTGCCTTCAATAATGTGGAAGTTAATCATTCTAGAACCTGTGGTTTGTTGGTACCACTCTAGTAATGTTGGAGTAGCAAATTCATTTCTTGAGTACCTCTCTGCCTTGGCTTCAATAACCACTGTTGCACTACCGTCTTTAATTGCTACCTTCTCATCGTAAATACTTTTACTTCTAGCTGAGACCTCTTTGTCGTCCCAACCTTTCCTGGTTATGTAACATAAGTTATCTGTTGCACCACCATCTGTTAAAAATATTGTGCTTAATATTTCAACATTATATCTTTTTCTAAATATTTTTGCCACTTCTTTACCAACAATAATTGCTGAGTTAAGAGGTGTGCTACCTAAAGCAAAGTGAGGATTCTTAATGTAACCCCAACACTCTCCATTGTCACCATAGTCATTGTAATATCTTCTGTGATCAAAGCCACACTTCATAACACTCAAATACTTCATTGCATTTATGTATTCGTTCTTTGAACACATGGAAGACAACATATGAACCAAGCAAAAACTGCTGTTATCAACTATCATTTGACCGTCTTCCAGAGTTTCAATTGCTTCTTTTTGTTTTGTCCACCAGTGGTTTTTTCTATCTTCTTCAGTTAATCCTTTGTTACCTGCTGAGCTAAAACCATATACATCAAATGGAATGTTTACTTTCCTACAAAATGCTGCCACGTTCATCATTTGATCTATTGTTCCTGACATGTTTCTATACATACTTCCTGATAAGTCTACGAACATTAGGATACCGTGGTTTTTACCATCAGGTACTATTAAAGCCCTTTGGAATAAATCTTCTGTCAATTTGTAAGCCCAAAGCTTATCCTCATTTAACTTACCAATTTTGGCTATTGAGGACTTCTTATAAGCAGTTGCTGCTTTTCTAAGTTCAAATTGTTGTGCCATGCTATTAATAATTGGAGTCTGTGTTCTGTTCCACTTCTCATATATCTTAGTAGCTACGTCATATACTTCATGACCTGGAATGTTTCTTTCTGTCCAGTGGCCGTCCTTATCTCTAGACGCTTGTTGTAATTCAATGGAAAGATCCCAATTATAAAGTTCATTCATTGGGACTATATAATCTTTTGGATCTAACTTAGGAGCTTTAACATAAATTAAATCTGCTGCGTCTTGATCTACTAATGTTTTTTCATTATCTCTAAAAGCATTATCTGAAAATGATTCATTGTTGTCTAAAGCTTTTTGTAAATCATCTAATTTTTCTTTAAGCTCTTGGTCTTTTTTGGCCTGTTCAGCTGCTGCTTTTTTGGCATCTTCTTCAGCCTGTCTTTCTTCAGGAGTTAGCTTCAACCATCTTTGATATTCTTCTTCTTCCTTTTTAGCTCTTTCTTCTCGCTCTGCTTCTTCTCTGGCTTCTGCCTCTGCTTCAGTTTCTTCTCTGTCATATTCATCAGGGTCTATTGGGTTACCAAAACTGTCTGATTCTACTTCATTAATATCAGGCTTTGCCTCGTCATCCCCAGCTTGTGCTTCTCCGTTATCCACATCCTCACTGGCTGAATCTGAGGCATCACCCTTAAATCTTTGTGGCATCATCTTTTCGATCATGCTTTCTAATTCGTCTTTCTTTTCATCTACATCTTTAGCATTAGCTGCAAACAATTCATTGGCTAAACGTTCAACGTCTTCCCAAGTCTCTGCTTTGGCAATCCTATCTACTAAATCTTTTTCTTCTGTAGTAAACTTGACACCCATCATATGACCTACTTTATAATGTAAGTTCACTCTATCAATTAATGGGAGTTTGTTGATGTCTAAATCTTTTATTCCAAAAAAGTCTCCATCAACTAATTCTTTATAACCTTTGAAAAAGCTACTAACTAATCCAGGATATCTTTCTTTAACCTTACGTTCAATCCTTACGTCTTCTACTACGTTAAGAAAGTTTTTCTTAGCCCTGTCATCACATACTGCGTCATGCCATCCTTCAGCTGGTGTTTCATGTGCGTGTCCTACTTCATGGCCTATGAATAAGTCATAAAGTGAGGGTGACATTTTCTTCCAGAGTGGAAGGTATAAAGTTCTAGCCTTTACATCAAATGCTGCTGTTGGAGCTTTAGGATCATGTACTATTGAAATGTCTTCTGTTGCTAAACATTTTGCTAGTATTGATTTGGATTCTATTCTGTTCAATTAACTTTTCTCACTAAGTTATTTAATTTATATATGTATTATGCACTCTCGTGAACCAAGAGTCAAGCACTTTTCCGGTAGATTTAGCAATCTTTTTGCTAAAATCAAGGACTTAGATGCTTAAGTCAAAAGAAATGAGGAATTCTCGTCCGCCAGCAGCATATTCTGGCAGAATTTCGAATTTTTTATTGAAAATGTCCCTGATCTGTAACCCTATCCTGTACCTGGGTCCTAGGTAGTAACCTAGAGTTAGGTCTAAGGTTGATACATCATCTATAGGCCGGTTGGCATAATCCAAACCCTTTTCAAACTCACCTATATAGACTATTCCATAGTCAATTTTGCCAAACGTATTTGAATAACTTAGTTTGGTCTTATACTTGGGTGATTGAAGTTTATCTGTATCTGTATATTGAACTAATATACTATAATTTTCATATGATTTATTGAACTTAAACCCTGAGGATTCATAACTGCCTGTATTGATATATTGATAGTCAGCAAAATTAAAATCTATTCCGTCGCTAAACTCGTAATGCCAAATTGTAATGCCCTTCCATCCTACTTCTAAACCTACACCCTTTTCAGGATTTAAAAGTGAATTAGGTTTAACCATTTGGTCTCCAAACCTTTCATATAAATTAGGAAGTCTATAACTATTCCCTAATGAAAATCTAAAATCTTTTACTTCAACACCTGTTCTTATTGTTTGAGCGTCATCTTCGTAACGATATCCTATCCCAAATTTATATGGAACGACAGATGTTCTTACTTTAGCTTCTTGTTCTTTAAACCAGTTAAAATAGACTCCTGTTCTCCAAGCCTGATATCTTGTAGGGACTGGAGATCTAAAATAGTAATCATAATCTTCTTGTTGTGCTGTTACGCCTGTTAAGAAATTTTTATATTTGTACTTTGCGTCTGCAAATATACGAGAACTTTTAACACCCCAACCTGTATTATGTTTTGCACTATTTAAATTGTATCCTAGGGTGAACCAATCATTCCTAATAGATATATCTGTTTTATAACCTGATTGATTACAATCATTATATTCTATCGTAGAAGGTAAGCAATCATCATAATCGTAACTGTAATCTTGAGACACCATAACAACATCAAACCCTGCAAAATTCGATTTTGTTTTAAGTGTTGTATTATCATACCAATCTTCTTCACTATTTGTTGTCTTAACAGAGCCTATTGAACCTTTGAATCTAGATATTTGGAACCACTCATTACCCCCTGAGATCATTTGTTGTGCATCTCCTCCTTTATAAAATACATGTTTATCAAATGTATCTTCTATAAGGATTGTTCCTGCCATTGAAGAGCTACCAAACAATGCACTATTAGGTCCTGAAATTTTTTGATACTCTTGAAACGTAGGTAAATCTATTCCAAAATCATACCACCCTGACGAAGGATCATTAACAGGTATGCCGTTTCTATATACTGTTGTGTGTTTTGTGTCTGTCCCGTGTAGTCCTGCTCCAATAAATCCACCAGGGCCTCCTGGAGCATATACTTTTGTTCCTTCTACTGCTTCTATTGCTGAATTATCGTGTGCTGGATCTGAATATCCTGTAGTAATCTTTGATCCTACTACTAACGTTTCTTCTACTTCTCCAAATGCTACTGTAGGTAGTAGCATTAACATTATAACGAACTTTCTCATTTTATTAAGGGTTATAAAGCCCTCCGTATGGTAAGCTCCAATTAGGGCATACTGGATACACTATTTTTCCGGTTGGGCCTCCTGGATATGCTGGAGGTATTGATTTTATTCCTGATCTTGCACAAGGCGGTTCTTTCTTTTTCTTATTTTTTTTAGAAGTGATTGGTGTTAAAACTAAGGTTCCGTCTGGTGTTATGTATGCCACTTCATATTGTGATATGTCTAACGTTAGGCCAGATCCTCCATCTTTTTTGTCAATATTCATTCCTAAAGCAATGCCTCCTACAATACCTATTATTACATCAGAGGTATCTGCTGCTCTTGCTGACTGTGAAAATAGTATTAAGCCTGCAACAAGCAATACTATTATTGTCCATTTAAATCTTTTCATGTTTTTCTCCTGTGGTGGTATGGGAAATTCTAAATCATATTGCGCTGCATCATTTAAAAATTCTGTTGTATCGTCTTCTTGAAAGTGTCTTTTATACTCTTCTTCCACGCTTTTTACCTACTAAATGTTTTGATTTCTTTTTAACCTTACTATTTCTCTTTTCTAATCTTTTCTTAACTTCTGATGGGTCCATCCAAAAGTCTTTGCCTTCTATCATCTCATTTATTTCTTTAGGCTCTAAAAATCCTTTATAAACCTCAGTAAATAAATGTCTTGCCCACTTATCGTCTGCAATAACTGATGCTAATTGTTCATTTCCTTTACCCCAATTACCTGAACTGTAAGTATGGAACATGAAGTGACTATGATCTGAGACTTCACATACATCTGCACATAAAAATATTAACGTTGCTGCTGACATACACATACCTTCTACTGATGCTATAACAGTTGCTGGACTTTCAGCCATTGTTCTCATCAATTGAATTGCTGTAAATATATCTCCGCCACTAGAATTTATGTGTAATATTACTGCATCATTTTCAGTTGCATTTCTCATCAACTGATTCCAGACCGTATAGTCTTTTGCTTCTTTTATATCACCTGAGATATAAAAGTCTAAGATACGAGCAACGGGCTTTTCAAAAGCATCATTCGCAATCTGTGGTGGTTGTTGTATTGGTTTAGATTCGCTCATAATATCTTGTAACTACCTTTATCTTTTCAATTTGTTTGTCAATGATTGCCGTTCTATTAGGCCAATGTATATATTCCTTTTCAGGATTCTTTTGCAAATTGTAAAGTAGAGGGAGTACAAGATCTTCTACATCACGAAGTTTGGTTGATACATCATTTTCAATTAACGTTCTATGTTCGTTTACCATTCCAGAGTTATCTGCATTTAAAATTTTAGCTTCTAGTTCTGCCAATTTATCCATTATCTTATCTTCGTCGATGGAGGGAGCGCTTGGCTGAGCAGGTGCCTCGGAAGGTACCTCATCTACAGCCGTAAAACCGAAATCAAAATCGTTTGCCATATTTCTCTCCTTTCTATTATTTATATTAGATAAAACTAACGACTCTGCCTTTGGTGTTTCTTAACTTTCTTCTGCAGCGCTTTCAATGCACGCTCCAATTTAACTCTTGAAACTCTCATAGTAAAGTTTTGACCTAACATGTGATCGTACTCATGTAATATTACACGAGCAGACACTCCTTGATATTCTTCTACTATCTCTTCTCCTTCTTCATCGAAGTATTGTATAGCACATTTGGTTGGTCTTTTAACCATTAAATATAGTCCAGGAAAAGATAAACAACCTTCTCTAATTGATTCTTGTTCTTCTCCTACTCCTATTATTTTAGGATTAATAAAAATCTTTTCAAAGTTAGAGGCCTTATCTCCCATTACAAAAACAGCAGCATTTATGCCTACTTGATTAGCTGATAATCCCACTCCGCCATCACGATACATAACCTCTAACAGTCTTTCTTTTAACTCTGTGGCATTAAACCCGCCATGCTGGTCCATATCTTCGAAACGAAAAGGTGCTGGAACCCTTTGCAAAAAGGGATCATTAAATTTTAATAAGTGTAAGTCCTTTGCTTCTCTGATCTCAGGAGACTTATATCTTTCTATGCCATTGCCATCTAAAAGATCTGTCTCAATACCTTTGGCCAGTTCCAAGTCATCAGATTCATCTTGTAAGTCTCTAACAATAGGCTCTAATTCATCCTGCATCTGTTCCGATACAGACATAGGTTCCATCTCATTTGGCTTTGTCTTCGTCCGCGAGGGCGTTGATTGCTTCTTGTTCATATCTTAATAATAACTCCTCTCCTGCTTTAATTGTTTCCTTAGTAAAGAAATGTGTCCTAGGTCCTTCAACCTCTGCGATTACGTTTGGTGTTTCACTATGATTTACAAAGCCTCCTAGTGGAGTTCGTTGCCAATACTTAGTGCCCCAAACTTTGCCATCCCAATCGTGCATTACAAACACATGAGACAAACCTAAGTCTGTGCCTTTGGGTATGTCTTCTTTCGCAAACAAACCCTGTCCATGAACATCACTATCTCCTATTCGTAAACTTGATAGCAAAGGTAAGTAAGAGTTCTCATCAAACGTTACTTTCTTTGCTTCATCTGTTACCATTTCACCCATTATCCTGCTCCTTGTTGTACTAGATTTTTGAGTTCGTTAAACCCACCTATGGGTTTATCGTTTATGAATACCTGAGGAAATGTTTTTGCCTCTGGTACTAATTCAAATAATTCTTCTGCTGTATAGTCTGCATCTAATAACTTGTATTCGTATTCTAAATTTAATCGTTCACATAAAGCCTTTGCACTTGTGCAAAAACCACATCTTGGTTTTCCATATATTACTATCATACTATTATACTATAATTTTGTTTCTTCTCGAACTTAACTACTGATCTAAACTTATCAAATAGTTGGTCTCCTTTGTGAGATATTACGAATACATTCGTGTCGTTGCCAATAGTTTCTAATAATTGCATAACATATTGGGTTCCGTCTGTGTCTAACGAACTATCAAACACCTCATCTAATAATAAGATATTTGTACTAGCGCTATTCTTCATCTTGGCTATTGTTCTCCAAGTAAATACTAACGCTAAGTCTATTCTTTGTTTCTCTCCTTCACTAAACGATGCGTAACTAAATTTATCTCTGAACCTGGACTTAATTGTTTCTTTAAACGTCTCATCTAAATCAAACTGTACAAAGAAGTCCATCGCTGCTAAGTATTTATTAACCAATTTGTTAATTATTGGCAAATAGGCTTTAATAATCTTAGTTTTAATACCAGAATCTTTTAATAAAGATTGAGCTACATCATAATAGTGGCTGTCTTCTGTTAATTTTATTTTGTTTTGTTGTTTGCCTAAAGCATCTTTAGCTAATTTTTTTAATTTTGTTCTCTCTTTTGTTATATCGCCTACTTTATCTTGTGTGTCAGCAAGTTCTAGCTGTAGTCGTTGTAAGATTTTCTGTTGTGTAATACTTTCATTATTGTGATCCATTATTTTTTGATCTAACTCAAGTACCTTTTCAACAAGTGTTTCTACTTCAACATACTTTTCTTCTAATTCATCTAAAGCTGTTTGTAATTCATCAATCTTTTCTTTATCTCTGGCAGTCATCACTTCCTTGTGATCATGCGCTATCCCTTGCTGACACGTGGGGCATTCGTCATTGTCATGAAAGAAGTCTAAGTCTTTTCTGTGGGTGTTGATTTGGTGTGTGAATTTTCTTTTAAATTCTTCGAGTCTTCTTTTCTTCTCATGGACATCACCCATTGCCGTCTTCTCGCCTGTTGTCGCCTTCGCAAATTCCCTAGCCGTCTCGATCGCATCTTCTGCCTCCTTAATTGCTGTTGCTATTGTTTCTACTTTAGACTTTTTATCATCTTCTAATGTCTTTATATATGATTCTTGTAACTCCGCCTTTTGCTTAGCCACTTCTATATCACCTTCCAATAATCTAATCTGGTTTTCTAAAAGTGTTATTTTATCTTTAAGAACTTTATTCATAGAAGTGAATATAGTAATGTCTAATATATCTTCTATAATCTCTCGCCTAGCTCCTAAATGTAACTGCATAAACGGTGTAAAAGACGCACTACCTAACATCACAATCTGTGTGAATGATTTGTAATTAAGTTTTAATATGTTCTCCTCTAAATACTTTTGGAAATCTCTTATGTTGGCATCTTTATCTAACTTAATACCATTAACTTCTATCTCAAATATCTTAGGCAATTCCCCACGTCGTATTAAATAGTTTCTTTTGCCAATAGAAAAATTAATTTCAACCATTAATTGTTTTCTATTGATTGAATTAACCAACTGTGGTTTAGATACATTTCTAAATGGCTTATTGAATAGGGCAAAGGTTAGTGCATCTAACATTGTAGACTTACCACTACCATTCTCTCCAACGATTAATGTGCTAGGTGATTTGTCAAACTGTATTTCTGTCCATGCGTTTCCTGTAGACAGAAAATTTTTCCACCTTATGTTTTTAAAATGAATCATGTAGTATCTTGAGCTTCAATATAGAGGCTTTGTAATAAATTTTTAATCCTTTGTTTACTTAAATCGGTTTCTACAGCGTCAACATATTCTTTTAATAATGTCATGGTGTCTTCTAGATTTACATCCTCACCTATAGCTTCGTCCTCAAACTCTGAAAAGTCTTCTATAATTTTTAGGCTTATCAAACCACATTGATATAATTTGTCTACGAAATGATCAAACCGTTTGAAGTCTGTCTTCTTACTTACAATAAGCTTTACACAACCACCAGCAATAGAATTGAAGTCAAAATTACTGATGTCATTAACACCTTCAAAATGGGAGTCGTCGTAATAGATTTTATAGAAAAGTCTAAATGGGTTATCGTGGTACGCCAAAGCTCTTTTACTCGTGTCGTAAATAGCGAAACCTCTGGGGTCGTTGTAGTCAGACCAAGTGATTTCATAAGGGTTTCCCATATAAGTAACGTTGCCTCTACTATGGCGATGATGAAAGTGCCCACTAACAACAAGGTCAAATTCACTAAAAATATCAGCGTCCATACCGTGAAGGTTAGGCATTCCAGGAACCATGAGGTAGCCTGTGAGTTCCAAATGTGAGAAGCATGTCGTTGCGTCTGTTGTTTTAATTGTTTCCAATGTGTGTTCATAATTTTCTGTGCATATCCATGGCAAAAACAATACCTTCTCCCTATCAAGTTGTACTTCTGTGGGTTCTTCGTATATTGTTATGTTATTATATTCCCCTAACAATAAGCTAGGAGAATTTACTTCATTTGTATTTTTAAAATAAGTATCATGATTGCCTGGTATCATATGTATTTCAATACCTGCATCACGCGCTTTATCGAAAAAATACTTCTTACAAGACTGAAGTATATTATAATTAATATACTTTCGTCTATCAAATACGTCACCTAAATGACATATAGTTTTAATTCCTTCTTTTTCTAAGTGTGGAAAGAAAAATTCATCATAAAATTTAGCAAAGTATTGATCAAATGCTAAATTGTCTGACCTGGCACCAAAGTGGGTGTCTGTAACTAGAGCTACTCTCATAATTAGCCTTCGTAAATCGCTGAATTTGCTCCATGTTCCCTACACTCACAAGAGACACAATAACATCTGCCTCCTGATATTTCTTTTACCAAATCATTAGCAAAGTGGAATGCTTGTTCTGCAAACTTTTCACAGCCTACACCATTCATCACTACCACCTCTGCTAAACCTAATTCTTGTAAGTCTAAAATCTTATCTAGTTGTGGATCTTTTTTATCCACTGCAACCTTGTGATCAAAGTTATCTTTTAACCACTGTTTTAGATCTTTAAGTCCACCAAAATCTATCACCCAATTTTTATTATCTAATTGTTCACAACCAAATTTAAAACTAAAAGACAATGCGTAACCATGTAATAATTGACAATGACTATGCGTTGCTTTTGGTTGACGAAAAACTGCTGACAGACCTTGTTCGTGTCCATAAGTTTTAGTTGAAAAGTATTTGTAATCTATGTATGGGTCTATCATACTAACTCCTTATATAAATTTGTAGCTGAAAAATATTGTTCTGCTAATTTTCTTTTATTAGACTCTAATGCATCTTGAATTTCATTACTATTATGATTCTCCATTAAATATCTAATCCTGTTTTTTAAATTCTCTTTATTGGCTTGATACTGTTCCCAATTCTCTGTCCACTCTGAAGGATATTTAAAAGTGTCATCATACATTTCCATATATGAAAGCCTATTTGGAACAAAGGGTACACCACCTGCTATCATAATTTCATAACAGGATATGCCTAATGTTTCTTGCAAGTTAGCACTGAATACCATCTTTGCCTTTCCTAATAACTCATGATAGTCTACTTTCTTTAAGTCATAGTCTGCACAATTTTCAAATTCATATTCAGGAAGTTCATATGCTAAGTCTTTAAAAATTTCTAATTGCTTTTCAGGTGCATTTCTATGTGGAAACAATATTAAATTCTGTTTTTCAAAAATAGATATAATATCATCTCCAATAACTCCATCTAAATATTCCATTGGCCAGCCAGTTCTAACAATTTTATTCTGTAAATACTCTTGTTGTTCAGAACCAGGTGCCATAACAGTAGCAAACATACCTATATGAAACTGACTAGCAAAATAATTCTTATCATACGCATCAAACATTGCTAACTCTGCATACCTTACCCAGGGTTTGGGTCCTATTTGTCTACCTAAAAAATCATTTGCATCATAACTTCCTGCATGCCATAGTCCATGTGTAGTAATCTTAACATTTAATAGCTCGGCCATATACTTTAAGTTTAAAATACCTGGATGCCAGGCATCAGCAAATACAAAATGATCTCCGTCTTTTACTTTACCTTCTGCAAAGAACTGTGCCATCCATTGTGTTTGTACTGACTTGTAGATATTGGTAGTAGCAAAATCTAAAAATGATCCTGAGGAAACATCAGACTCTATAACAGGTCCTTCTATAACTGTAATGTCTTGTCCTGTTTGGTCTGCTAATGACTGTGGAAACTCTGTTTTCCATTGTGATGTATATCGTGTCTCGACATACTCAAGATCAATTAAATAAATCATTCTGTACGATTGCCCCATTTTCATTATCCTCATACACTTCTACTTGAGTAGCTCTATCAGGATAATATTCTTCTATATAATTTATAAGACTTTCTGCCATCATCTCACATGACTGGTAGTCTAGTTGTAATGTTCCAATATCATATTGCTTTTCTAATTCTCTTTTAAATAAAATGAATTCTACTTCTCTGTTGTCGTGCATGACTTCTAACGTAACATAGAAGTAAAAGATATGTCTGTGTGGATGTTGTAAAAACTCTACACCCGGTACATCTTTTGCATCAGGCCAACAATGTATTCCTTCTTTCTGAAAACTAACTTTAATAAACTTCTTCATTCAAACATATCCTCCAAACTAACTGGCATTTCTTTAGCTACTGCCATTGACTTCATCGCTCCACCTAAATATTGATTCGTTTCCCAAGCCATATAATCACTTTTACTTTTTACATTATAGAGATTCCTGAACTGTCCGTCAAGTTTCATCTTACCAGTAAACTTTAAAAGGTCCTCCTTGTTCAACATCATTTGTTCTAAGTGTTGCATGAAGTTTCTAATTGACATTAATATAAAAGCTGTTCTAACATAAAGCCACTTGTTCAAATTGCCGTATTTATCTTTAGCTTTTAAGCTAGGAGTATTTAATAACGTATGAAATTCGTCTAATTCTACGCCTAAATTGATCGTTTCCATGCAGTTTTGATACATTTCGCGATATAAATTAGACATCTGCCTACTAAACTTAGTTGTACCCTCACCTTGATAGAAAAGACCTGTCTCAACCGCCCTGCTGTGTGTAGTAGAGTCATAAGATATTTCTACATTATCATATAAACCATTTTGTACAAAGACCAAGTAAGGAATAATACGTCTTATAGAACCTACTCCCAATATATGTAAGTGCATCTTATCTCGTGGCCACATCTTTGCTATTTCTGATGCAATAAATGATCTTTTAACATCTTCTAAAGGACCTGTTCCAAGAGCAGCTGCTCCCATTGCTACGCCACCGATCCTAGTGTGCCATTCACTTGGTATCTCATTCATTAAAGCTTCATACCATCTTAAATAGGTCTCTACATCGTTACCTTGTAAGATAATATATGGCTCACAGCTACTCTCTTCTTCATCAAATATTTCTAGTTGTCTTTTAACATTTTGGCCAGTTTTTTTAGCATAGTCTAAATAGTTTTCGTGATCAAAGATTCTGCCTTTAACATCGTTTCTTTCTGAACGGTCTCCTGTTAGTATTACAGGTATTTCATCAAAGCACATACCTACATTGGCTCCTTTAGCCTGATTCCTATATACTTTTTCTTTAAGTTCGTCTGTAATGTTCAATCCAAGTGTAACCATTTGAAGTCCACCTGAATCAGCATGGATACTATGTACTGCATCGTGATATGGTTTAAATCTCTCACCAAAAGAATGTTCTGTATGTGCATTATAAAGTAATGAAAACTTATGACTGAATTGATCTTGTACTAATTTGTTTATTAGCATTGAAACAATACCAGTATTCGTATCATCAAGAGCAATATTAGGATTACTCAAACGCATGTAAGAGGTTCCTGATACTACATAATCTAAAGTATGTTTCATGTTATCTGTGTATATAATGCGTACACCAAGAGCATTAGAATAATTGTCAAAGCCCAAAAGATATATTGTATTGGGAATGAAGTGTATAGTATTTTGTTTATTAATTTTCTCATGTTTTTAATATCTCAATAAGTGTTTCTGCCTCAGCTTTAGCATCATCTAAAGCATTATGGTTATTTGATTTGGGTAAACGTTTATCTAAAACATTCATTAAAGTTCTTAAACAATAAATATCCCAAAACTTCCAAGGGTATTTGTCCCTGGCATCTCTGTTAGCATTCCAACCAGATAGTGTCATAGCGTTTTCCATTATAACAACATCAAAGTTGGCCCCTAGTCCCCAAATATTTCCTTCTTTAAAAAATGTAACGAATTTATCTATAGCTTCATCTAAAGGTAAAGGGTCTACTGTTAGTGCCTGTCTTGCTTGCATGTCTTGTTCTGCCCACCACTCTACTGTTAGTGGATCTATATGTAGGCCTGCTTCTTTACATGTCTTTGCATCTACATTCACATAAAACTCATCTACTATTTCTAAATTCTCAATAGCTACTGCACCAATTGATACAATAGCTGCATTGGATCTAGTAGAAAGTGTTTCTAAATCTAATACTACTTGTCTGCTATAAATGTCCACCGTTCATCTCCTGCAACTTAATGTTGTCCATGAACTCCTCTTTTAATGAAGGATTCGTTTTTAATTCACCTTTTAAAACTGTTGTCTGTGTGCTACTATTACTAGCTTTGATGCCTCTATTTTCACAACACCCATGTCTTGCCTTAATATAAACACCTACCGCCTTAGACTTTGTAAGTTTCTCAATTCTGTATGCTATCATTTCACATAATTCTTCTTGTAAGTGACCTCGTGATGCTAAATGCTGTGCCACTCTAGTATATTTAGACAGTCCAATTACTTCTTCTCCTGGCATACACGCCACATAACATACACCACTGACAGGTTGATGATGGTGTGAACACATACTCTTAATATCCATTCTAACTACAATCAATTGATCATACTTTCCATCATTAGGAAATGCTGTTATCCTAGGATCGTTATCATATCTACCACCCATGATTTCTAATATATACATTTTTGCTAAACGTCTAGCTGTGTCTATACTATTAGGATCATTTTGCCTATCAATAATTAATGTATCTAAAACACCTTCAAACTTTTCAGTCAGTTCATCTATTAAGTCTGACTTTTCAGTTGGACTAAGGTATTTTGATATGTTATCAGCTGCGTAATAGCGTTTACCGTCTACTTCCAGCCTCTGCCTTATTTTTTCACTTGTACTCATTTCTTCTCCCATGGAAATACTAACCATCTACTATCATTATAGAGTCTTTCGCCTTCAAAGTCAATACCCATGTCACCCTTTTTGGAGTAAAGTACAGCCCATTGACTTTCTGGAAAGACATTTCTAATTTGTTTTATTGTTAAACCACTATCACATATATCATCTACAAATAAAATATCGTTTGGATCTTCTGTTGACATTAATGCTACTGATAGGGTATCTTTATTGTGGCCATCTCTAGTTTGCCATTGTAAAGGTTCAAAAGGAATGTCTAATGCCTGGGATAATATAACTCCTGGAACAAGGCCGCCCCTGCTGATACCTACAATTTTTTTATAATTTCTCTCACTAATTCTTGCTGCTAAAAGGATACATATTTTGTGCATTTCCTTCCAACCTATATAAATTTTGTCTGTCATTTTGTAAACCACATTCTAATAGCGAAAACTCTAATAATTGCAATACATGTAAAACAACCTGTTAATAATATTGATACTGTAAAGGTTGATAAAGCTAATACATCAATAAAAAGATATAAAAGCATCACACTAATAGGCCAATTAATTACTAACCCTGTAAAAACTGTAACCAACGATTCTTTAAGTGCTTGCTTCTGTCTCTTATTCATAATTTAATTGCTAAAACCATTAGTATTGCTATCAATAAAATATTTGTTAAAAATATTTCAAAAGCAAGTATTGTATGATACCATACCCATCTGCTTTGATAGATTTCACTTTCCGTTGTGCCTCCTGCCTTTTTATCCATCCATTCTAATAATTTATTCTTCATCTATGTGCCCCATGCGTTACCAAATAATGTTATGTGTAGTCTAGGGCTAAACTTATACCCTGTTTGCATACATGCTTCAGCAACATCTCTTTCTGTTAATGTTTGTTGTTCTAATGTAGCTCCTTCTGGCATACAATAAACAGCGTCTAACTTAACTCCTGCTTCTGTATATGCCTGAACAAACTCATCTACTTCTTTAAAGTCATCCATATCTCTGACTACAAATTTATTATATAAATGACTGTTATAAACCTTCTGCATTCCTAATAAAACCTCTGGAACCAATGCATCAAACTGCTCTTCACCTGACAAACTTAATTTAGGTGATGTACTCCATGTCACATGTATATCCTCGCTTGTTTCATTAAAATAATCTATTAATTGTTGTTGTAAATCTTGTGTCCCGTTAGTTTCAAAAGTAACATTTTTTAAACCAACTCCTTTACACATCTCTAATAGGGCTGGCCAACACCTTTGCCAACCCAATAGAGGTTCTCCACCTGTTATGACTAAATGGATGTCGTTCGCCTCATCAAACCTGCCGTTAGGTAATAGTTTAACAATACGATCAAAAACTTCTTCTAGTGTCTCTGTTAATTGTAAATGTTTATATTTCATAGCCCAGCTCGCAGAACTATCACACCCTACAGGTGTAACAGGTAATTCTTCTATGGCTTTGTATGCTTCTGGGTGGTTTTTATCTGCCCTAGGATCTGTAAAGTATGGCATTTCCTCTACAGGTATTATGTTATCTCTTTCTTGTCCGAAACCTCTACATTCAAAGTTGCAACCAAAGACTCGTAAGAATATACTAGGAACACCTACGAATCTTCCTTCACCTTGTATGCTATAAAATACTTCCGAATATCTAAGTTTCATTATGTGATATTATATATGATCAAACAACCAATTGTCAATTACTTACTTGCCCGTTTTGCCTTTTCTTCTTCTTCCCTAATTTTTTTGTCTAAATATTTTGGACGACGTGGTGTAACCTTTTTACCTTCTTGGGCTTTATCTGCCTTTACATTGTCTGCTTCAAGCTGTTCAATAATTCCTCTCATATAACTAAGATATTCGTTGGAATGTTCTGAACCATCAGCGCCTTGTGCTAAAATTTGTTCTATATCTAGACTCTTAATGTATTTAAATTTAGTTTCCATTTGACGTTTCTCTTTTTGGATACGTCTAATGAAAGCGTAGTATGTGATTTGTGTAAAGTACGCAAAAGGGTTTTTAGATTTAGCTGGATCAAAGTTGTCCATATATGTAAGACAATTTTCAATACCATCTAGAATCATTTCATCTCTAAATGTGTAGTTTACAAAGTTTGATTTGAAGGCCAAGTGGTTTGCTATTTTAACAAAGCACTCACCTATATAGTTTGTGACTTGTGGTTTTGGTTCCCCACATGCCTCAGCTTCTAATCTCTTTTCTCTATACGCGCTTATCTTTTCAAGGAATTCCTTGTTGTTTATATAGTGAGCCGAGTTAGGGTCTCTCCTTTTTGCCATAATATACTCCTAATGTATTTTCTTTTCAAGAACAGCGTTAGCTAATTCCTCCAATAATTCTAAGTCTAATTCAGGTTCCTCTCTGGATTCTATAGGATCTTCTTCTATAAAGTCCCCTCTCCAGTCCGGTGTATTAAAATATATAGACTTAACCATTCTATAATAACCAGGAACAAAATTTTCTTGTAAGTTTGCTACTGTAATAACATTTCTTTTTTCTATAGAAAATATTTGCTCTTCTGATACTGCTATCCATGGACGTAAATTAATAGACTCTCCCAATATACCTTGTGGTGTAGGCATAATTTGTGGTACTAGCTCTATAGGATGTTCTATATTCACTACGTCATCTCCATAACTAATTTTGCCAACAAGAGTTGATCCATCCATTAGTTTAACGATACTTATTTGTTCAGACATTTATTTTAACCAATTTATAATTAAACCCTTCTTCGTTATAAAGTTTAATCCTTTCTATTAAATGATTTAATGTATAGTTCTTGTGAGACTTCCATGATAAATCGTCTCCAATATCAAACAAGTTACATACAACCTTTTTGTCTCCTTTACGAAGTCCTCTACCTATTGACTGTAAGTTTCTAATTCTACTTTTGCTTGGTGAGGCAAAGACAATATTATGTAGGTTCCTTATATTTATACCCGTAGAAAATGTGCCATATGAGGCAATTATAATTGCGTTTTCTTCTTTTTCTGTTAATGCTCTTATTTCTTCTCTAGTTTCTGTGTCAGTGCCTCCATGGACAAAGAACACAGAACGATCTTCATCTTTTAGCATGTTGTATAACACCTGTCCATGCTTTTCTACGAACTGAAATAGTAATAATGTATTGCCGTCTTGTGCTTTGGTTAGGTTTTTAATAATTTCATTACGTTCAGGGTTAGTAACAAGCCAATCTATCTCTTCTTGATATGTTTTCTTTTTCATATCTTTCTTTTCAGCATCTTTATAATTTAATGTACAACAAACAATTTTTAAGTTAGCTAATTGGTTATCATCCATTAATTTTTTAGTTGTAGTAACCTTATGTACTGGTCCAAATGTTCCTTCCAATACTAATTTATGAGTCTTTGTGCCGTCTAGTGTACCCGTAGTCCCGATCCTATAGGGTGTGTTAGTACATTTATTCATTAAAGTTGTAAGGGATTTAGCCTTAAATAAATGAGCCTCATCGCCATAGAATACATCAAAGTCTTTGAACCATGCTTTTGGATACTTGTATATTGATTGCCATGTACTAATAGTTATTGGCCATTCATTAGTCTTATCTTTGCCACCATATATTCTATGACAGTTTTCTGAAACTTTCCACGGGTCTGCACTAGCATAGTCCTCAAAATCACCATACATCTGTTCTACTAATGATGTTGTTGGTACTACAATAAGTTGCTTACGTCCTCTTGCTTGGTGATACCTTACAAGAGAATATATAATAAGAGACTTACCACTAGCAGTGGGAGAAAGAAGTAAAGATCTACCTTGTTTAATACAATGATCAACTGCGTCCCTCTGATAGTCCCTAATTTGAATCGCTTTTCCATTAGCATGTAACCTTAATGAGTCTGTTAATAATTTTACGTCTGTTTGTTCGCCAATTTTATCTATGTCTAATTCTATATCATATTCTAATGTGTTGGCAAACTCTTTTAAGTAAGGTAGTAACCCTACATATAATTCCTTGGTGTATAAACTATATAGTCTTGCTTTACCGTCCCACATTCTGTTTCTATATAGTGGCATAAACCTAGCGCCTGGAACATCAAAAGTAAAGAAGTCACATATCTCTTGATCAGTACTCATGTCTGTATCTATTTTTAAATATACTGAATCCTTTTGTCTTACTTTTATCAAAACTTTTTTTGCTCCAAAAAGGTCGTCATTTTTTTCTCACTATAAAAGGCCGTTAGTAAACTTGGTCCATTCAATAGCGTTTTTAATATCGAAGGAACGGCTATTTAAGGACCTCATAACACCCTCTAATAGGGTTATACAAGTGTCTATATACTCTACTTTATCTGTTAATGTTATAACATCTGGATCTGTATCTAAGAAGTCATTCATTTGATTATTTAAAGGAGCATTGCCTAGGTACTGATCCCAACCAAACTCATTAAGTTCTTGTTGAGTCAATTCTCCTCGATAATATCTCCACTTGAGACGTCTTAGGGTTAATAGGTTTGATTTGTTTTTTCGTAACTGTAATTTGAACGTGGATAACATACCTAAATACTTGGAATGTAGTTCTGGTATTTTAGTAGACTCTTGACCCAGATTTAACTCATCAATTTTGCAGTCTTCCTGCCACATTTCTTGTATTTCATTTAATTTAATCATAACATAAGTATAGAGTATTTCTAACTAAGAATCAAGTAATAATAATACCGTTATGCGCCGGAAACGTCAGTAATTGTAATATTAATGTCTTGTTTTACTGTTGTTGTGCCATCTGTGACGCTAACTGTTGTTGTATAACTGTTCTTAGTTTCATAATCTGGTGCTGAGCTGAATATTAATACTCCTGTTGATGAATTTATACTCATGGAGCTTGCATCACCTCCAGCTATACTATAAGTTAGGGTATTATTTTCAGGATCGGTAGCTACAATGGTACCAATTGCTGTTTGGTTCTCTGCTGCCCAGAAATAAGCAGACGATGTAATAGTTGGTCCTACATTAGTGGGTACAAATGCCACAGGCGGTGTTGTTGTTTCAATTAAGAAGTCCCTGTATCTAAACATGGCAACACCAACCATATAGTCTGTGTTCCCGGTAGATATTTCAAAATCTAATCCCTGTAAACTAACAGGAAAAGCATCTCTGAATATAATATTAGTAATTGGATTGTTATTTGAATCTAATAGAAATAAGGTAGCATCTGAAGACATGAATGGTTTCTTTTCAACATCTGGAAATCTATAACTTTGAGACTCTTCAAACTTTGTATGCTGCTCATGATCTTCTGGAAATCCTAATCCAATCATCCAATCATATAACTCTTTATAATTTTTCATGTCCTCTTGTATCAAGAAACGTATCATTAATACACCAAAATCTAATTTCTCTCCTGCATAAGGTATATCAACAAGTGGTGTCGGTAATACTGCAGGTGGTAGGTTCATTTCTGGAATGTTTGCTGCTTGACAGAAGTAAGATACGTTAGGAATGTTATGAACTTGAAATTTAAAAGCATTAGGACGTAAATAGTCTAGTTCATTAGGGTTTCTACTATCCCAGCTTGCCTCTGTTACGTTTGTTATGTTCGTTGTTGTCATCTACCTTGTCCTCTGTATTTCTTATGACTTCTTTTCTTATGCTTATTCATCGTTGAAGTTGATATTTTTATTTTTCTACCTCTTCCGCCTTGTCCTATTGACGAAGACTTTCTTTTATGTACATTTAGTCTACTTAATGTTGATCTCCAAATCTTTGCCATTTAAAATCCTACTGATACACCACAACCACAAGAAGCTTGTTCCATTGGATTATGAAATTCAAAACCTTCATTTAATCCTTCTTTCTTCCAACTAATAATTGTTCCATCTAAATACATTTCTGACATAGGACATATCCACATCTTGAATTTACCATAATCAATTTCAACGTCTCCTTTTTGTGGCTCGTCCGCATAATCAAATTCATATTGAAATCCTGCACAACCACCACCCATTAAGGCAAAACGTATGCCTGCTCTTTTATTTCTTTCCACTTTCTCTATCGCCTTTATCATTGCATCATCAGTGAAATCTATATTCAATCGGGTCCTCCGTTGTGTTTTCTATGTTTCTTCTCTTCCCAATTAGTTATTGCCTGGTTTATACTAGCTTCTGCTAATACAGAACAATGTAACTTAATAGGTGGTAAATCAAGTGCTTTAGCTATGTCTCTATCTTTAATAAGCTTAGCTTCATCAATAGTTCTACCCTTAAGCATGTCTACAAACATTGTTGAGCTTGCTATTGCTGAGCCACAACCATAAGTCTTAAATTTTACATCTAAAATTGTATCCGTCTCCGGATCTAATTTGAGATCTAACTTCATGACGTCTCCACATGCTGGTGCTCCTGTCATTCCAGTGGCAACATCTGGATCATTAGGATCAAATCTGCCTACTGCGTGTTTCTCTGGATTTTTTAATACTGATTCAAATCTTTCTACTACCTCTTTACTATACACCATACGGCCTCCGTTATTCAATAGTATTTATAATACTTTCTTTGTAACCATAAGTAAAGAAGGTTGAATACCATTTGTATAAATAATATTACAGTAGGGGGTGACATTGCTAAAGTTACCACAATATTTCCGAGCATCATAACAGGATGCCTACTGCAATTGACACATACACACAGGAGAAAATTATGTCAGATAATAAATCAGGGTTCGAAATCAGAGCCGACCTACTAAACCAAGCCCAAGGTATCCTACAGGATAACCGTTCAAGTAAAATGGATTGGTATCACAATCAAGTATGCAGAGCACAAGACAATAAAGATGTTGCGTGGCCTGAATATCCACAAGAAGCTTTGGCACCTATAACAGCTCAAGATGTTATTGCCGTAGCTAAACAATTTAACGAATTCGTTAATCAAAAATAGCGCAAGCAGATAAAAAAATACCCGCCGACCGGCGGGTATTTTAAGTGTGAACTTAATAAAAATTACATTAAGTTTGTAACTTTTACTGATCTATAATACTGGTTACGATCTGCTGTAAATGTGTCAGCATCTGTAGTTCCGTTAGCCTGCATTACAAACGGGTTAGCAATCATGCCATACCTAGTTTTGAAACCAATCTTAGGTTGGAATGTGCTTGGGTCAATAGCCCTTACCATTTGTAGTGGGACGTATGGACAGTAGAAAAGACCGGCGTCATAAGGGCTAGTGCCTTTATAACCACAAACATAGAACTGACTAGCAGCTCCTGTGTTTGCTGAATAAGGGTCAATGTAAACTCTGTAACGACCGTTTAGAACTCCGGCAAATGTATTACCTGTGTCATCAACATTTAAATTAGTTGATAATGCTGGAGCATAGTCTAAAACGCCTGCCATTGCAAGAGCACTAGCTACGTCTGAAGAACAGATAATAAAGTTACCTTTTCCTCTACGTGTGTCTTGTGCAATTACGTTAGCATCTCGTTCAATGTTAAACAATAGACCTTTAAATCTTTCTACAGACCACCTACCGTTACTGTCAACATCTAAGTCAAATGTTCCAGCAGTAGCAGTTGAGGCTGAGCCTGTTTTTGCTACTTTGTAAATAGTTCTGATAACCTCACGGTTAATTTCTGCAAGTATTTCCTGTGAAAGGATATTACTTAGCTCGGATTCTGCATCCAACCCGTGAACAGCTTTCAAATCTTGTGCAAGTTCAACTGTGTATTCTGCTTTAAGTGCTCTTGACTTAGCAGTAACAGTTGTCTTCTCGATTGAGAATGCCATTTCTTGTAGGGTAGTTGAGTCTCCGAAGCCTTCTGCAGTGCTTGTAGATACGCCTGTGCCAGTTGTGTAAGAACCGTCTACTGGATTAGCTCCAGCGTGTGTTCCTGCACCCGAAAAGTCTGTATCTGCTTCGTTAAATAAAGCCTCTGTACCAGTTTGACTAGTATAGTGTGACTTCATTGCGAAGATAAGACCTGTTGGGCCTGACATAGGTTGTACGCCACAAACGTCATACGCCATAAGGTTAGGCAAAGCACGTCTAACTAACGATATTAATATCGGATCATAGTTATCAACGCTTGCACCTGTTTGGTTTGCATGTGTAGCCTCGAAAAGAGCTTCCTTCTCCTCACGGAGAGCTTTCTCCTGATTTTCAAGGACTACTGTGGTAACTGCGCGCTTATATGGATCTTTGATCTCATTAAGATCAGGATGCTCAAGTACGGGCTGCCACTTTTTCTGTAGTTCTTCTGAAAGATACATCAGTTTCTCCTTGTTTTACGTTTGTTATTTAATTTATAACCTAATTATTTATAAAAAATTTAATTTTTAACCTTATCAAACTTAGCTGCTTGGGTGATACCTTGTACATATCGGCCCATTACAGTATTGTCTGTTAAAGCTCCCTGATCAACGCTATCTTCTAGCTTATCGCTATCATCTGCTTTCGCTTTAGGAAAATAATTTTCCTTGATAACATTTAGTTTTTCAGTGTACATCTCTTCGTTGTCGTAAGATACGTCTTCGATTAGAGTTGCAAACTTTTCAACTTCAGTTTCAGCTAGATCGTCAACCACGGAACGGAATACTCTTTCCTTTTGTAGTTGTTCCCTGTCTTCGCTGATTTCAACAGACTTGTTAATCTCTTCGTCTAACTTAGATTTTAACTCGTCTATTTCTTTTTGTTGAGACGTAAGTACATCGAATTTTTCTTCAGGAACATCGATGTAATGGTTTTGGAATGTCTCTCTAAGATCTTTAATAAAGCTCTCTGTGATTTCATTCTTAAGACCATTCTCAACAGCTAGTTCATTCTCTGACATCCATTGCTCAGTTACATAACTGAGATATTTGTCAATGTTTTCTACTAGCTTTTCTTTAGCTTCTTCAAAAGCCTTATTGGCTTCCTCAACAAGTTCGTTCTCAATGAGATCTATTTGTTGATTGACTCGAGCTACAACGACAGTCTCAAATAATGAGGCTGCTTTTGTTTTGAATTCTTCTGAAAGATGCTCTTCGTCGGCAAATAAGTTAGCAATGTCTTCTTCAAAAAGTGTTTCAGTTTCTGCTTCTTCTTCTGTTTCTGCTTCTTCTTCTTCAGTTTCTTCTGCGACTACTTCTTCTTCGCCTTCAGCTTGTTCTTCTTCCTCTTCCTCTGCGGGTGCTTCCTCTGCAGTTTCTTCTTCTGCTACTACTTCATCATCAGTTTCAATAACTTCTTCTAAAGTTTCCTCGTCTTCGCCACCTTCTTCGCTCTCGCCAACAGGTCCCCTGTTGCCTGCTGAGCTAGGTTGGTTAACTACTGACTTAGGATCTGTAGTGTCTGTGTAGTTTGGAGCTTTTCCAGCGCCTGCGCCTTCTAGGCCAGGTGCTTTTGAAGCTTTACTAGAAGCTGCTTTACCTACTGGGCTTGTTAATCCGCCTTCTGGGTTGCTAGAACCGCTAAGGTCTTGCTGCTCAGGATTTGGATTGGAATTACCTTGTAAAGGATTAGTTTTGTCACCAGCTGTTTTGTCCAACGGACGATGTGGGTCCGCCGAAGATGTTGGCAAGTTAGCTCTTGAACTTCCACCTTGCATAGGTGGGTTTTGATCTCCAGCAATTGCCTCATCTATAACTTCTACGGTAGCGTCCTGAAGCTTACCTTCTAGAAGTTCTCTGATTTTGGATTCTACTCCCATTTTTCTCTCCTTATTAGTCGGATTATCTAGTTTTACTATAATCTAATAAACTATTTATATTTATATAGATTTCTATTAGATTTTGGACAGTTTTTGTAGAAAATTGTTAAAGACTTGGAGCTTTTCTTCTTCTAAATGTGCTGAATTTGCACTAGAAATAGTAGCCTGAGCCTCTTCAATGTCCTGTTCTGTCCATCTCCCATTAACAAAAACCCATTCTTTGCCCTCCATTATACCGCTAACAAAAGCGTCTGGAGCGCTCGGATCAGCAACAATATCTGCTGCTGTGGCAAGCATAAAGTCATCTTGTACTTCGTTAATGCCGTTTCTCTCTTTTAAAGAGCCCAGTCCTCTGGATGAAACACCCAGCTGAGCACCTTCGCTAATGAGTTCTTTTACAATTTTACCCATAGGCGTATCCATAACCTTCGCCTTACCGATATAATTGTTGCCGTCTTCCTTAAGTGATACAATCATGTGCGAGACACGGTCCAAGTTAACCGTTGGGCCTTCAGGATGACCTAATTCCCCATAAGCTCGTTTAGTGTCAACATTTTCTTTGACATAACGATTTACTTCTCGCTGCATTATCTCTCTTGGATATATACGGCCGTTCTTGTTCTTTAAATCTGATTGTAAAAAGACTCCTTCAATAAACACGTTAGGTTTATTTTTATTTTTAGTCTCTTCTGTGAGATAATTAATCTCTTGGTTAAATTCTTTTATTAATCTCATTGTTCTATCCTAATGAACCGCCATCATACACATTTCCTGCGTCATCTGTGTCTAATGGTGCGTTTTGATGTTGTTGTGAACCATATCCAGAAACTTTAGCACAATCAACTATGACTGTTCCGCCAGAGCCTCCTGCTATTACGACTTCTATATCGCTTCCGTTTTCTGAATTGTCTGAAAAGCCGTAAAAATCTTGTGATCCGCTTTCATGTAGTTCATATAGAACAACGGAGTTTCTTTGCACCTTGGCGCTAGCTCCGCTTGATAGTGTCCAATGTAGTCCCTTAATGTTTACTGCTGGGGAGCTTTGCGTCTCGGTGGATTTCTTTAACGTTGTTGCTAAAGCTATTGTACCTGTTGCTGCAGTCCCCCTAACACTAACCACACCCTGGACTTGGGTTAATTTTAAGTTATTTACTGTGACTGCCATTTAATTTTCCTATGTTGGTAAGTTATATTTCTTTTTACTACTATGGTTAATGTGTTTATTCTCTTCAAGAACTTCTATGTTCTCGTCATCCACTTCAACTCTTTCTATACCGTGTTCAAACATAACCTTATACCAGGCAACGTTGCCGTTTTCATCTGGTTCTGCATGTTCACCTATAATAGTTTTGCCTTCTTTCCACTCTTTGTGGAAGATTTTACTAGCGCACATGTGCTTATCGCCTTCTAGTGAGCCTTTAGCAACACCATCAGTAGGAGCTTCGGTAATAACTCCTGCTCTATAATCCTTAAACGTTCTCATCTGTTTCGCCGTCTTCAACAGGTACACCTGTTGTTTGATCTATATCCACTAACTCTAACGGTTCACCCATTGGTTCCATGTTAGGATCTACACTTTGTGGATGAAACATTTGCTTTGATGTTTCAACCTTTGCTGCATCCATTGCATGGTTTGTCCTGTCTTGCATTAAGTTATTAAAGTTATCTTGGACATCTGATGCTTTACCAGCTATCATGTTGTCTAACATGTCTTTAATTTCTTTACTTTGATCTAAATCTTCTGCCATTTTATGCTCCTCCATTAGGTCCTACGGGGTTTCCCTCGCCTGGAACCTCATCTTCTATATTACCAGCTCCGTTAGGGGCTGCTTGATCAACTGCTGCCAGTGGACTCCATTGATATTGTCTTTGATATTGAGGTTCACTCAATAATTCAGTTTCAATTTCTTCAATTTCATCATCTGTTAGCATTAAAACGTTCTTTTGTATGTAACGCTTACTAAAAAATGTTCCGATATATGCTGCCAATCCGTTTAATACTTCTACTCTACTTCTCAAAATCTCTTGTTCTTTAGACTCTGTATAGTAAGCATCTGTAGAAAACTCAAAATCTATATCGTCTTTAATAAGGTGCCAATCCTCTTCGGTTAGAACACCTTTTAGTAAACATTGCGTCTTTAAAAGATCGCTTAACATAACTGAGAACTTCCTTCTTAACTTGATGATGAATTTTGTAAACTTCATTTCATCTCTGTTAATCTCAGCTGCTCTCCCAAAGTTCATACCAGCTTGTTGTTCCAAACGTGAGATAGGAATGTTCAACGATTGATATAGTTTACGTTGAAAATATTCTACGTCTTCTATTTGCCCCAGGTTTTGGCCTGCTGGCAATGTATCAATCTGTGTTCCTGTCCCGCCTTCTCTTCTGGGTAACCAGAAGTCTTCCAACATTGACATAAACTTCTTGTCATCACGGATCTCGCCTGTATTAGCATCGTAAACTAACTTATTACGATAACGATCCATAATGTCTTTTAGATATTGTTCTGCCTTCATCTTCGGCAAGTTACCAACATCTACATAAAATATTCGTCTTTCAGGAGCCCTTGTAATTCTATAAATTACTACCGCGTTCTCCATCATACGAAGTTGGTTTGCTGGCCTTATGGCCTTGTGTAAATACGACAAAGGTATTTGTTTGTCGCTATCTACCAAACCGCTAGGTGCATATGTAATAGCATCCTTTGTTATTTTCAACCCTTGTTGATTCTCAGGTGCTACATAAGCTCCAGGTTTTTGAGTTACGCCCTTATCATTATATATAAAGAACTCATTAACCTCTTTAACAAACATGACGCCAGTAGGGTTCTTTTCCTTCTTGACTTCACGTACTTTCCTAATTTTCCTGGGATCAATATATCTAATATCTTTTATCCCTTGTTTAGGTTGTTCAAGATCTATTACCTTATGGAAATAAATCCTTCCATCAACATACCATCTTCGGAAATAATCCTGGGCTCTATCCTTAAAGTCCAGGATATTTTTAATTTCCTCGAATTCATTTGCTATACTTTTCCTAACACTGGCTGAAAGTCTTACTTCGTCCAGGTTAATTTCAACGGGTGACTCGTTCTCCAATTGTGCAACAGACTCGTTGATTATATCTTCAACTGCTGTATCCACGTCTGCCATTAAAGCAATGTCGCGATACCGCTTAATCAATTCCGCTTCTGTTTGGGCTATGCCTTCAACGTCCATGTAGGTACCGTAGTACCCACCTGCTCGAATCGACTCTATTGCACCGTCATCGGATGGCGCCACAAAAGATTTTTCGCTCTGTGGCGTCTGTTTCCGTTTTATTTCAAACCCAAATAAATCCATATTCTATACCTATCCCTTAGGTTAGGTTACTGTGTACCATTGATATTGGAATGTTACTGTAAATTCCTCAATGATATCGTTTTGTGCATATTGTAGTGCTATTTCCGACATATTAATTGGAAAGGCGTCATGTAACTTGTACTGACCTCCTGGGAGGTTCTGAGAGTTACGGTCTAAATGATTCACATGTAACAATGTCTGATACTTAGAATGTTCAAGCTCGCCCTGGTTGGCATTTCCGCCTGATTCGTTGCCTTTCGTATTCATCAATTCCATCCAAGCTTCAAATGGTTTTCTGAGACTAAATTCATTGTTGTTAGCAATAGTGATGGTCCAAGGATCAAAAATCCTTTCGCCAGCAAATTTAACTTCTCTTCCACGATATTGAATTATCGCTGGATTTACCGTTGACGCTGGTAATGCAGCACCTGTAACTAACAGGCTATATTTTCCTTCTGCAACAATACCTGTTGGGAAATTAAGTACGACTTCAAACTGGTTAGGTCTGGCACCGCCTTCTTTTAGCAAGCTTTTAAAATTATCTATATCCACTTTATTCTCCTCTTCTTACTATTTATACATTACCCGCCAATTTCTTCAAATGCAACACCACTTCTTGTAGCAATAAAGTTAAGCTGTATAAAGTTGATAGCCTTTGCTGGTTTAATGAAAATGTCTGCAACAAATTCATTTCTATCAATTACTTCGCCTGTATTATTGCTAGAGTTACATATAACTTTAAAGTCATATATTCCTCTACGTCCTTTGACGTCCCTTAGGAAAGGTGTAAGCATACTTGAGAATTGTGCTCTTGTAAATGCGTCGTTAAATTCAAACAATTGGAACTTAGCTGCTGTTGCTACTGCTTTTTCAATTATGATAAACAGTCTTCGAACATTAATTCTATTAAATGCTGAAGGAGCTGCTAGTAACGTCTTGTCCCCGAACAATACGATTCCGTTTCCAGGACTGTTTATAACAGGGTTTACTCCGGCTTGGTATAGATCATCTCTATTTGCCTTAGTAGGATTCCACGCTAGTTTTACTGCGTTTCTTACTTGTCCTCTGTTAAATCCTGCTGGAGAGTACCAAGGATCTCTGACGTTGTCTGTGTTTACACATAGACCTGCCATGTCTCCGTTTAATGGTACCCAACGATATACATCATTGTATCTATCGTATTGGTATTTCCAGTTACTGTCCATTACACTATATGATGTGGCTGATAAAGCGCCTTTATCACCTGTTATAGTTGTAACTTCTGAACCGGAGTTGTTTACTACACTTCCTCTCTGTGGTGAAACAAATGCTATACAGTCTTTTCTGACTTTAGCAATATTGTCTTGTACCCACTTCTTATCAGTGTTGGTCCAGCCAGCCGTCATTACTAGGTTGACGTCAACTGATTCTGCGTCTCCAAATAATGCGTAAGACCTTTGTACGTCTGCGCTGTCTGGGCTGTCAGAAACACCACCTGTTAAACTGTCAGTATGTTCTGCTGTAGTAAATACTGATGTATAGGCTGTTCCTGATGAAGCTGTTCCCCATGTGCTGTCTCCTGCTGGGTGATCCATCCAACGGATAAACTCAGACTGTGTATTAATCACGTCTTTGTAGTATATTGATCCGCCTTGTAGACCTTTAGCATCTGATGCTTTGGAAACACCTTCGTGTTTTTCTAAAACTGTACCTGCCACACCCGTAAACAAACCATCTTCGTCAATAACGATTATATGAAGTTCATCATTTGAACCTCCTACTAATGCTACGTTCGTTGAGGTTAAAGGTGCGGAGTTAAAGTTGTCTTTGTAAGTCCAATCTGCTGCGAGAACGGCTGTAGCTGTTGCTCCAGAACCGCCTCCACCGCTAAATGTGATAGCTGGTGCGCTAGTATATCCATTACCAGGATTCGTAATAGTAATTGCAGTAACTGCACCGCCACTAACTGTAGCTGTACCTGTTGCTGTAATACCTGAACCTGGAGCTGCAAAAGCAACTGTTGGAGCTGACGTATAGTTAGATCCTCCTGCACTAATTGTAGCTGATGCTACTGAATTAGTATCATAGTTGCTTGAGTCTGCAAATGAAACTTTAAGCGAGTTGCCTAGAGCTCCTGGATGTTTTGCTGCCCACATACCGACACTTCCTTGACCACTGGAATAATTGTTATCATAATCCTCTTCGTTCTTAACTAAGACGCCTGCTGTAGAACCTGCGTTCTTTGCAGCGTCTATGTCACATGAACGGACTACTTTAAGATTATTACCATAAGCCAAGAAGCTAGCTGCTGTAAACCAAGATTCATAGTTATCTGAATTTGGTTCAAAAAATGTATCAACTAGATTGTTCTCAGAACTAATTGTTGTGATCTCGTCAGTAGGTCCCCACTGCGCGTCCATTACAACCGCTCCTATTGTAGAAGCGACTGCAGGAACTACACTTGTAAGATCCCTCTCTGTGACTTGAACACCTGGTGATAGCTGAAATGCCATGTTTTTCTCCTCGGTTTATTTTATCTTATGAATGACACAAGTTTAATTATTATCATCACCAACTATTTATAAATCATATTATTTAGAACCGTTTTTCTGTCTGTACAGCTCCTTTTATTTGTGTGTACGTCTTTCTGGTAAGGTTCTAGCATAATTTTCTGATATTTTTCTCATTTTTTTCTGTAAGTTCTTATGGTAATCGTCTTCCAACAACCATAAATCACCATTAACTACTTCAAACTCTGGCTCTTGTCCATCGTCTCTTATATAAGGAGTTAGATTGTGTTCTATTTCTCCCATTTGTTGTTTATATAATCCTTCTCTTGTATTAACATCTGTCATATCTTTAAAGAAATTCTGTGTACTTAACCAACCAAATAGTACGCAACACATAACTAAATCGTCATGATATCCTACGTCTGCCTGATATGTATTGCCCTTTTCTATAAATGTTGATATTTCATGTATTATATGTTCATCAAATATCAACATTTTTCTTTCTTCTAGTAAAGATTTAAATGCAAAACACCCTTGTCTTTTTACTTGTTTTGATGTTGTAACACCATGCTTACTTGTTTTACCAAATCCTGGACTGACATATTGTCTGTTTTGCTCTGTAACCGTACTACAAATATTCTCATATTCTATTTCTTGATGTAATATTTCTACTACTTGTTGTCCTATATCATTAACTTCTACTAATATAAATGCGTCGTTATAGTCTTTTCCTACCTTTCCAATAACATCTGGAAACAACATAGGTGATATATCATTACACTTATATTTTGCTACTATATTGTACGGCATTTCTGTTATGTCTGCTACAACAAAGGCGGAATAATCTCCGCCAATTCCCCTGGCTGTGTCGACTGTAATTGCGTAATAATGATCTTTTTGTGGTTCTTCGTATATGTCTAAATTATTGTTTTGAAATATAGGATCTTTGGTACTCATAGAACCTATAGTTTGTGAGTTAATTAATGTATTAGTTGAACCTAAGAACTCACATAATACTTCTTGGTTAAATTTAACATCACCGAGAAGTTGTTTTTGTTCGTCTAACCACTTCTCATCACGTCCTGGTATCTCATAGTAAGGAATAAACATATGCTCAAAGCCGTTCTCTCCTTTCTCTGCCTCATTCCAGAACTTCCAGAAGTGATTGTATCCTAATGGTGTAGATGTAAGTAGAATTTTAGTTGTTTCACCAGCAGAAATAGTAGGATAAACAGAAGTAAAGAACTCATCTGCTATGTTATTAGGTATGATTGCAGCCTCATCAATATATAACCAATTAACAGACTTACCACGTATCGCTGCTGCTGTTGTTGCTGCTGTTAATACTTTACTATTATTCTCTAGTTCTACGTCACCCTTATTCCACGTTTTAACACCTTGTTGCATCCACAAAGGCAAGTTCTCATACATAATTTGATACCTATTCAATACTTCCCTAGCAGCTGCACTCTTATTAGCCATAATAGCTACTGTTTTATCTTCTTCGAAAATTGTATAATGAAGAATACACGCTGCTGCTGTAACTGTTTTGCCTTGTTGTCTTCCTTCCATTAAAACAACACGTCTATTATTCATTATGCAATCTACTTTGTCTCTTTGACAATCATATAGTTTAAAAGGTTGTAATCCTTTATCTAAAGTAATTATTTTTACATAGGTTTCTATGAAATACTTAGGATCTTTTGAACATTTGATATACTCTGCAACTTCTTCTTTGGTGAAGTCGTGTTGATAAGCTAACGGTTTAAGGTTAGGATTACCATGATAACTATTCCCTTCTGCTTGTGTCATCTTTCTCTACGTTTATTACTTTAGGATCTTCTTCCCCTTTTAAAGCGCTCAATAAATCTTTTGTGCTACCTACAAACAAATTATTCTGAGTTTTAACGTTTCCTTTTTTAGGATCGTCTGCTGTTACACGTTTTTGTCTTTCTTGTACATCAATCATGTCTTTAGCTGTGTCTTGTAAGTTTTTAATTAGTCCCCCAGCCACTTCATATGCACGTGGTTGGTCACTATTTCTGGCAATATGTAATATGCCTTGTATGGCTTCGTCGTTGTATGCTTCTGCTTGTTTTAATATTGATCTAGCATACTGGAAGTCCTCTTCTTGTTGTTTAGCAAGTAGTGCTTCTCTATCTTCATCAGACATTGGAACCTCAGGAAGTTGTTTCTTCCTCTCGCTTTCTCTTTCTTTTAAGTTTTTTTCTAGTGCCTTTGTGACTGCTTTAGTATTAAATTTTTTATCTAAATCGTCAAAAGGATTTTTATTCGAAGTTGTCATCAAATTCCTCCACAAACTGATATGCATCTATGGGACTTGCATCTTCTGGATTAACGTAAGCAGTTAAAGTCTGTTTTAAGTTGCCTAAATTCAATGACATTGTTGGGTCATCGTATATATCTGCAATAACTTTCTTAATTATTCCTACTTTTTCTACGTTACTGTAAAAATTAAGCCTCATTGTAAAGTTCAAAGTCCATACAACACTTAATCTATTAGCAAAGTCGCCTTCATATTCGTCTTCATAACCAACATTATCTAATGTAATCTTTATGTCCCGTTTTATATTTAATTCAGGTAAATCGTTAATTGTAACATTAAAATCAGGATTAAAATATGGAAGAATTTGTTCCACAATTTGTAATCCATCATCTTGATTCTTCGCAAATATATATAAGGATAAATTCATGTTAAATGGCGCTGAATTAAATGCCGTCCTTACTGTATTTGCTGTGTCTCCTGACCCGATAGCTTTATTTTTATTTATTATTGGTGTCTTTCTACTAGGATCATACATTATTCCTTGTATTTCAAAACCTATACGTGGCAATGTAATAGCTACTTCACCTCTTGTATCTGTACCGGTAACCCTAGCTATTCTTGTCATAAATTTTTGCTTAGTAGAGTATGACAATGGTACCCTAAGAACCTGTGCTACTGCTCCAGCACTATTTTTACGTTCAATGTTTATATTATTGAATATCGATCCAAAAGCAATGACTGCTTTTCGTATATGCTGGTGGTAAAATGTTTGATCTTTAAACACCTATCTCTCCAAAAGGATTCTTCTCACTGAAGTCTAATATACCTTCTAGTGTTACTAAGTTTTCAAAGTCTGCATTGTCTATTGGTTCTGCTTTAAGTGAGTATGCTTCATTAATTATTGATCCTGTGTCCTCTTTAAGCCACAAACCACCATCTTCTAATTGTAATTGATACTCCAACATATCCTGAGAGTATGTTGTTTCTATTCCATCTATTAATGTAATACCTGTATCTAAATCTTCTGAACTGTATTCGAAGAGTTCACAAACTAATCTAAATACATAAATTTGGTTTAATTGATAGAATGGATTTTGGAAATCAACATATTTAATTTCAAATAGTGATTTAGTTTTTTCTAAATATATTAAATCTCCTTCTGAGGGTCTTGTTGTTTGTGTAAATGTGCCTCCAGAAGTTATTACCATGTCTTCCCAACGTCTTTTTGCCATTACAAACGTTGCTTGATCTCTAACTTCTAATCCAAACCTTGTAAATATGTCTCCTTGTCCTTCGTAACCATTTACATTATCCAAATACATTTCTAGAGGATATGCTTGTGTAAATTTGGACAGCTCATCCTCATCAAAGATTGTATCTTTGTTGACTAGTGTCCTGGGTAGGTAATAAGTATCGTGGCCGTATATTTTAAGACTTTCTATGATTAGGTCTTCTACTAATCTTTGTTCGTTTGTTTGTCCTTGTCCTTGGCCTGCTTGGAAATAAAAGTTTGTAGGCATATTACTATCCTATCATAAATTGTGGGGGCAGTTCATAACTCTTCTGCATCTGCTCTTCTATTTGTACGATCTCCTGTTGTGCTTCTTGAAATATTTGATCCCCATTCAGTGTAACACCTCCTGGCATTTGAATACCTGAGAACTTACTCATGTTAGAGCCCCATTGTCTTTTAATTAAAGCAGTGGCGTATTTCTTAAGAAACATATCATCATATACCTCTGTATATGTTGCAGGGTCTAATATAGCCCAAGCTTCTGCTACTAAATAATCACCGGGGTTAAATGTTTTGTCCCAGTCTGTGTCCATATAAAGTCTGTCTGTTTTTCTATTCCAACGTATTTGTCTGCTGCCTGCTAAAAGCATTTCTAGTGTAGTCAAATGACTTTGTACCACACTATAATATATCATGTCTGCTCCCATCAAGTTATATAAATCATTCATTCTAAATTGATACATTAAGTCAAACAATTCTCCATCTCTGGATACGTTAGTTGCTGCACCACCAAAGTTAAATACTCTTGTGATGCCTAATATATTATTACTAATAGGGATATATCCTTTTTCGATATCTCCCTGTGTATAGAAAGTGGTGGGGTGTAATGTCGCAACCGATCCGGATTCACTTCCAGTTATTTGTTCGCTTGCCACAAAATCTGCACTCCCCGTATCCATCTTCTCTACAGTAATATCCTGGCCTGTGCCAGATACTACCTTCGCTGAAGCACCAGAAGTGCCTCCTGTAATCGTCTCATTCTTTTGGAAGTTTGCCGCTACATTAGTTGTCAAGTGTACTTTGGAGCCTGTGACTGCGTGTTTGACAAACGTTCTCTCAACACCGTCGAAATGATATTCTTGCCAATATTGTATGGCATCATCGACTCTGTCGGATACTTGTTGTTCATCCACATTTATTTCTATCACAGGAGCACCTAGTCTCCTTAGACAATAATCCTGTAGATCCGTTCTACTAGCTAAAGCCATAATCTACTCCTAGTTCAGTTTGGTACCGGCTGCGTTGTATATTGCTGTTCCTGTTATGGTTGCAGTAGAGCCTTCGCCCTGTGAATGAGAAATAGTTATACCATCTCCTCCACTTACTTGCGCCATGTAATTCCCTGTCGTATCTGTTCCTAAAGCAACACTATTTGCTGCTATAGTTAATGCTGTTGCTACGTTACCTGTTCCATCAAATGAACCACTACCTGTTACATCTCCTGTAAACGATAATGTTCTTGCTGTTTCTAGTGCTGTAGCTGTTGCTGCATTTCCTGTAGTATCTTGGTTTAATGTTCCTACTACTAAATCAATTGTATTATCACCATCTTGATAAGTTGCTGTAATACCTGTTTCAGTGTTAGAACTAAACATAGCTCCTACTGTGTCCGCTACAACCTCACTTAAATCTATGTTAGCAGTACCATCAAATGATACTCCATGGATTGTTCGTGCTGTTGCTAGCGCTGTTGCCGTAGCTGCTAAGCCAACGGCTATATTAGCTGTTCCATCAAATGATGTTCCGCCAATAGTTCTTGCTGTTTCTAATGCTGTTGCTGTTGCTGCATTTCCTGTAGTTGATCCTGAAGATCCACTTACATTTCCTGTTACGTTGCCTGTTAAAGCGCCTGCAAACAATGTTGAAGTTAGTAAACCTGAACTTGGATTATAAGTTAATCCTGTATCTGTTTCTATTCCTTGTCCGCCTGTTGCGCCGTCTACGAATGTAGGGTAAACTGTTTCGTCTGTTGTGTTATTAGCACTAGCCGTAACATTTGTTGCAGTTGTTGCTGTTGTTGCTGTATCTGCATTACCTGTAACATTTCCCGTAACGTTTCCTTCTAAGTTTGCTACTAAGGTGCCTGTTGTAATTGTTAAATTACCTGTACTTGCACCCGTAAAGGACCCTGTTCCTACTGTAAATTTATCTGCACTTTCATCATAACCGATGAACGCATTATCTGCACTTCCTCTTTCTATGACTAGACCGGCATCATTACCAGGTGTTCCTGATGTGCCGTTTGCTAATTCAATCAGCGCGTCTGTAATTGTTGTATTCGTAGAATCTATTGTTGTGGTTGTACCATTAACATCTAGATTTCCACTAACTGTTACATCATTAAATTGAACATTGGAGTCTGTTGCGACTGCCTGTCCAATTGCTATTGTTGCTGTTGAACCTTCTGCTGGAGTATGTGTTACTGTAACACCTGTTCCGGCAGACGCGTCTGTCATATAGTTTCCTGTTGTATCAGTTCCTAGGGCTACACTATTTGCTGCTATGGTTAATGCTGTTGCAACATTTGCAGAGCCATCAACTGAACCACTACCTGTAACATCACCTGTAAAAGATAATGTTCTAGCAGTTGTCCAGGAAGCTGCTGTTCCTGTTGTATTTTGATTAAGTGTTCCTACTGTAAAGTCTAAAGTTCCGTCTCCGTCTTCATACGCTACTGTAATACCACTTTCTGTATTTGAGCTAACCATTGCTCCAACAGTATCTTGTACTACTTCAGTTAAATCTATGTTTGCAGTACCATCAAATGATACTCCATGGATTGTTCTGGCATTTTGTAATGCTGTAGCTGTTGCTGCATTACCTGTAGTTGATCCTGAAGATCCACTTACGTTACCTGTAACATCTCCTGTAACATCTCCTGTTAGATTTCCTGTAACAGAAGTTGTAGTTAAGACTCCAGAGCTAGGATTATATGTTAATCCTGTATCTGTTTCTGCGCCTTGACTTCCTGTTGCTCCATCTACAAAGATTGGATAAACTGTTTCGTTTGTACTGTTGTTAGCAGAAACTGTAATGTTATCTGCTGTACCTGTAGTGTCTTGGTTTAGTGTACCAACCGCAATAGTTGTGCCTGATATACTTAACCCTGTTCCAGCTGTTAGCCATTGTGAGGCTCCTGCTGAATCATCCCAAAAGACAATTCTGTCTGCGTTGGGATCTGATAAACTTTCAATTCCTAAGTGAGATAAACTAACCGTTGCACTTCCACTTGTCGCACCACCTGTTAATCCTGTTCCGGCTACGACTGCTGTAATGTCTCCAGTATTTAATTCTGAATACAAGGCAAGTCTATGCCCGCCTGCTGTTGAGCCGTCATGAACTCGAATATGATCTAAGGTAGTATCGACGGAAATTTCGCCTACAGCACCGGTGAACGCATCATTTTGAGTCGTCGTTCCC